TGTCTTGTCCGTATATTTCGCCTTTAAGATTCTTTTCAAGTTTAGCTAGATTGTTAGTTTCTTTTTCTTTAACTTGCTCTTCAGGTAAGTTTACTGCTTTTGCAAGTTCAAACTGAACTTCTTCTTCACCAATTATCTTTTCTGCCTTAGGATCTTTTAAATTAAATCTACTACAAGCACAATCAATCAAATCAATTGCTTTATCTGGCAGTTTCTTATCTGCTTGATACTTAACACTCAATTTAATTGCACTATCAATAGCTTGTTCTGTAATAACTGTATTATGAAACTCCTCATAATACTTCTTGATACCTTCTAAGATATCTTTAGTTACTTCTTTACTTGGCTCGTCAACAGTTACTCTTGCAAACCTACGCATTAATGCACGGTCTTTTTCAAAGTATTTTCTATATTCTTCCCAAGTTGTACTTGCTACTACTTTAATATTACCTTTTGTTAGTACAGGCTTTAACATATTAGCTAAATCATTAGAACTTTGTCCGCCACCTGCACCAGCACCATTCATCATATGTGCTTCATCTATGAATACAATAGTTTTACCACGTTTCTTTAGTGCTGACATAACAAGTTTAAAACGTTCTTCAAAGTCACCTCTGTATTTAGAACCTGCTAACATACTTCCTATGTCTAAGTTGTAAACACTATACTCTAATAAAAATTCTGGAACTGTTTTATTGACGATGTTCCAGGCAAGGCCTTCAGCAATAGCTGTTTTACCTACACCTGGATCACCCACTAGCAAAACGTTATTCTTTGCACGTCTACCTAAAGCGAGTGCAATAGAATCTAATTCGTCTATACGTCCTATAACAGGATCAATCTTACCTTTGTCTACTTCTGAATTTAGATTACTTGTAAATGAACGTAAAGCTCTAGTAGCCATACCTTGCATTTCTTCATCTTCGTAGCTTTCTAGTACTTCGTTGCTCAAGTAATCAGCAAATTTATCTTTATCAATATTGCATTTGCTTATATGATAGTATGACCAGCTTTTCTTTTCATTCATGATGCTTAAAAATACATCTGAACAATCAATATGATTACGTCCACTAAACAATACTTGCGTAAATGCTCTATTCAACACTCTTTCAACTGCGTGTGTCTTCTTAGGCTTATACTTTTTAGCTTGTGCTTTGTCTAATTGAATAGTTTCTGTTTGTGTTTTTAAATAATTTTCTACGTTCTTCTTAAGGAACTCTGGGTCTGCTCCGTAGCCTTCTATAATTTTAGCAAAACTATCTTCGCATAACATCGCAAATAATAAGTGTTCAATAGTTACATACTCGTGATGTAATTTCTTTGCAACTTCTACTGCTTTATCAAAAACTAACTGTAACTGTTCGCTCGGTTCAACCATATAATTTAGTATCCTTAACTTGTCTCGATATTCGTTTCATTAATTTGTTCTGCTTCTTCTTAGCCATATCTAATCTCAATTTACTTACTCTATCTATGTAGTTGATTCCGTATAGATGATCATATTCATGACCAAAGATTCTAGCATTCCAACCTGTTAACTCTATTGTACACTCTTTTCCGCTAGAGTCAAGACACTCTGTTACCAATCCAAGTGGTCTTTTGACCTTAAAGTAAAGTAATGGAAAACTTAAACACCCTTCTTCACCTTCAACCATCTCTTCAGACACCTGTGTAATTTTAGGATTGATAATTGCAAAAGGTTTATCATCTTCGTAACCTTCTAACCCGTTTGGTTTTATAATAAAAATCTGTGCATTGAGTTCAACTTGGTTAGCCGCAAGTCCAACACCTTGGTTCTTTTCCATAATTTCAATCATTTGTTCTTCAATCTCTTTGGCATTTAGATTGTTAAAATCAAAAGGATCTACTTTTCTTTCTAACCAACTATTTGGGTGATATATCAATTTCATCTTTTATCTTCGCTAGTCTTTCTCTAATTTGTTCGTTTGTAATGTTTGGTGTTATACCAATAACTTTCATAAACAAGTTACCTGTTCTACCACTTCTTTGGTCTGGTAAGCCTTGTCCACTTATACTAAAAGTTGTACCTGAATTGGAGCCTGGAGGAACACTTACACTAATCTCTTTGCCGTGTAATGTTTTAACTCTGATGTTTGTGCCTAGTAATAGATCGAATACACTTACGTTTCTTTCTATATATAAATTTATGCCGTCTACGTCATAGTCAGGATGTCTTCTGACTCTTACTTTTACAAACAAATTACCTCTTGGCATATTTGGAACTTGGTCACCACCCATTCCTGAGTAACGTATAGTATCTCCAGGACGTACACCTTTTGGTAATGTAATATTGACTGTTTGTTCCTTACCACTTGGTAGTCTATATGTTGCTATTACTTCTTTACCATTAATAATATCTTCTAATGTTATATCTGCGGCAATCGTTATGTCTGTATTACGCATTTGTCTGCGTCTTGTAAATGGATCAGCTTGTCCAAACCCTTCTCCAAAAAATGTGCTAAACACTTCTTCAAAGCCATTGCCTCCCATGTTAAAATGAAACTGTTGACCTCGATGTGTTCTGTGCATTTGTTGTGGATCAGTAGTACCAAATTGATCATACATCTGTTTCTTTTCAGGATCAGATAATGTTTGATATGCTTCGTTTATTTCTTTGAATTTGGTATCGTCGCCACCCGTGCGATCAGGGTGGTGTTGCATACTTTGTTTTTTGTATGCACTCTTTATTTCTTTACTAGAGGCGTTTCGTGAGACACCTAGGCTGTCGTAATAGTCCATACTATTACTTATCAGCTAGTTTACTTGTCGTTCTTCTTGCTGGTTCCTGTGTATAATCCAAACCATGCCGCACCAGCACCAACTACAATACTAATCAAACCTGATTGTTCCATTGTAGGTGCAGGTAAGTTCATGTACCAAATCACACATTTATATAATAGCACTATGTAAACAGTTAGGAATAATCTTGGAAAAATTCTCCAAGCATCCACGGCTCTTGCCATATGTATTAATTTTGCATACGGATTAGGACCTAAGTCCTTAACAGAAGTGTCTACTTCTAACTCTACATTTACTTTTTTCTTGACATCTGCCACAGGCTTTGCCCCCTTATCTATTTTATTATCTTTTTCCATCTTTAATATTCTTTATTTCGTTTGTATTTTTTTCTATAGCGTCTGTTTGTGCCTTATCAATCATTGCCTGCATTCTACGTCCTTTTTCTGCATCTGAATCAAGATGTAAATCCTTGTTAATTATCTTTTCAAGTTTATGAAATTTTAATCTATCGTTAGGTATGAATCTCCAAACATATCCTTTGTCACTGTACACACCAAACACACTTTCACGTAGTCCGATTTTTACAATTATTGCATCACAGTCATCTAATATTATGTGATCACCTTCGTTAAAAGCAGGATTAAATTTAAACTTTAATCCAGACATTAGGTTTACTGCAAAGTCTTTGAACCAGAAAGCCGCCGATATGGATATTAATATTGCTATCCAAGGTGCTAAAATATCTGTAAGTTCCATTCCTAATTGATCAAACATTTTACTTCTTCTTTTCTATTTTCTTGAGACGTGCTTCTAGCTCGTCAATCTTTTTTGTAACGTATGGATACTTCTTTCTCCAAGCATCATCTGGTTGCTGTAACCATGTCCAACCCCATCGTTCAACAAGGTAGTCTGCTATGCGGTCAAAGTGGCCGTACATCCAAAGTCCAAGTCTTGTTGATTTAAAATAAGTTGAAAAAGCAAGACCAAATAAAGACCCTACAAGAGCTGTGTAGATCCACAGTCTATCTGTAGCCATTCTTTCTATCATTTCCCACATATATACTCCTCGTATTATATGTGTATTTATCTGATATTACTAGTCTTTTGGGTTGGGTTTGTTGTCAGTACCTTCGTAGTACTCTTTGTAAGACTTGATTATTTCGTCTTGTTGTAGCATATAAGCACGTATCTGTGCGAAGTTTTTAGCTAATGCTTCGTAGCCTTCATCTGTTAAGCCAAATAGCACAGGATCAACGCCACCTGCTTTAAGTTTTTCAAACACTTCGTCAGCATTATCAGATGTAATAATAGTCCATTTAAGTTCTTCTAGTTTAGGTGTTAACGGTGCAGGTAATTCAAGAGGTTGTCTCTCTTCTTTTACTGAGAAGATTTCTAACTGCTTAACTGCTGTACCGCAACTAGTAAGGAACGTAGTTAGGGTTAGCAATACTAGGACACTCAGAATTGATTTCAGACTTCTTAGTTGCATTTTTCTCTTTCTCCGTTAATGGACTTCCCATTGCAATTTCACTACATCTCATTGCATTGGTACTTCCTTTATTAATTATCTTCTCTACGGACTCAGGCCTCTTCGTTGCGAGATCACCAATATCACGTACTTCGCCTTTTCCGTTTATCTTATTGAACTTTTTATCCAAAGCCTCAAATTCGGCTTTAAGAATTTTGTTTTGTTTTTCTATTTCAGCTTTTATTTTAGTCATTGCTTCAAAGTCTGCTTTCATCTGTTTAATGACAGCTTTCTGACTTTCAACACTTTGCTCTAGCTTGGCATTGTTAGCCTCTGATGTAGCCAAGTCCGCTTTTAGATTTTTTACATACATAAATCCTCCGCCAGCACCTGCTAACACCACTAACATTAATGCAATTTTTATAGAACTAAACACTCTTACTCTCCACTATTTTAATAAAGTCGCCAACTGTTTTTACGTTAGCTTCTTCTTCACTCGAAATGCTTGTACCTGTTGCTTCTTGAATCGCAATGGTAAGCTCAACGATATCAAAGTCGTCAGCACCTAAGTCATCTATTAATGATGCTTCTGGTACTACCTTAGACGGATCAACGTCTAAATGTTCTGCTATTGCTTTAACTACTTTTTCCATCTTCTTCCTCGTAACGTGGATGTTCGCAAACCACTATCTCTATTGGTTTGTTGTCTCCATCTTTAAACTCTTCGATCAATCTGCCTTCGTGAGCTCTACCACAATTTTGGCAGACTTTGATCATATCATTGTTTTGGCTAATTCTGTAGTTTCGTCTACTCTTCTAGTCCAACCTCTTCCGAAAGTGTCGAAAGTACTTAAAGACTCATAATACTTTTGTCTTTCAGCTTGGAAATTTTCAATAGTTGACTCAATGCCGTGTGCATCAACATACTCAGCCACCTTTGCTAATGTATTAGGACCTATTCCTCCGTCAGCAACTGTACCAATCATTGTTTGTAAATATTTTGCTGAACGTCCTGGACCTGCGTTAACACCAAAGTCGAATACACATAAGTCTAAACCACCTGGTAAGTCATCGCCTTTCATCTTGTCCCAATAATTCTTTTTGTAAATTGGAGCAACATCTTCAACTGTTAAGTCTTTCATGTCTTTAGTTCCGCCCCATTCTTCATAAACTCTTTTTGTAACACCTAGGTTTGTTTCCCCGCCTGGATCTTTTGGGTGATTAACGTATCCACCTTCGTGGTGCAGAATAGTCTCCAAGCATTTATCGTAATTTGATTGCATTTTAATTCCTTTTAGTTACGGCTGTGTATCCATTATTGGAAATAAGTATCTTATCTCCATACTTTTCAATATCATAGTCGCCTAAGTATTTAGTAAGGTAAATTGTTTCCGCCCAAGAATTGATATTGTAAGACTCTGTAACTGACTTGTTTATATCTTCAGTTTTACCAAAATCAACAACTTCTAATTTTAAATCACCACTGTATTTTTTCTTAAATGTAATGTTGTCCTGTAACATTTCAATACTGTCTAAGTAGCTTTTGTTAAAAAAGTTCTTGTAATTTTCCATGTTATTTTCATTTACTTTTATATCATAAGCATCGTTGTCTAATGGTACAGTATTTGATACTGATTCAACACTTACATCATTGCTTTTGAAACTCTTGTAATATCTAAAACGCATTTTATCTAGATCAGCTAGTTTTTGAACACCGTCTACAACTTCTACTATCTGCTCTGGACATTCTTTACATCTTTCCATCTCAACAAATACTTTGTATGTACCATCTGGTTGTTCGCCTGATGTTACATCAGCATCTAAAACAAAAGGATAACCTTTTTCTATAAAGTTCATCAAGTCGTTTGCTGATTCTCTTGTTCTTGCTGAAAAGCTCATTACAACTATGTTCTTATCGTCACCCATTTTTGATTTAAATGAATCAACTTCAAAGACATCGTAAACTAATTCTTTAAGATCGCCTGTTTGTAATCCCATTAAACTGCTCCGCCTTCTGCACTTACTTCTGCATCTTGTGGAACATCATCTACTGCTGGTTGTGTTGATGCTACTGCTGGTTCTTTTACAAAGTCTGTTTGTTCTTTGTAACCGCTGTATATGTTGAGTATTAAATCCTTAGGCATTGTAATTTCAACTGTCCAAACAGGATGTCTGTCTAGCTTACCTTTTTTAGAACCTGGTCTAATATCGTCTGGTTTACGTATTTTACGTGGTTTAATTACTGAAGTCTTTTTGTATGCAACTTTACAGTCGTAATCTAATAGTCTTTTGCCACCCATTGGATCTGGCATCTTATCTTTAGGCCACATAAATTCACATGATACCCAATGACGTTCTATATTAGGGCCTGACACTAATTCGCCATCTTCCCAGTTTTCATATACATATAGATCTAATTCATCTAAAACACGTTCGAAGTCTTTTAGTATACTAAAAGCAGTATCGCTTTCATATATACCTTCTACGTTTTTAACTATGTCCATTACATCGTGCATCTGTTTTCACCTATACCTTATACACTTATTTATCCGGTTTACAAACATAAGTGAGCAGTTATGTCTGCTCCACTACCTGATAAGTATTAGCATAGGGACACTGAAAAGTTGTGTTCTTGCAACTTTACGGTGCCTTTATAGTAGATTAACTCATAAAGGAGATACTTAATGGGTGCAAAACGTGCCAAAAGGCGTTTCGAACAGCAACGTTCGAACATTATTAACTTCAACACACATCAATCAAAACAAGTACACATACTACCCAGAAATAAAAATCAAGAAACATATATGCTAAAACTGTTAGACCCGAGAAAAGACATAGTCTTTGGTATTGGTCCAGCGGGAACCGGCAAAACGCTATTAGCGGTGCAGGTGGCTATTAAGAATTTTAAGGACGGATTGGTTGATAAAATTATCATTACTAGACCAGCTGTGTCTGTTGATGAAGATCTTGGGTTTTTACCAGGAACCATGGAAGACAAAATGGCTCCTTGGACAAGACCTATCTTTGATGTATTCAAAGAATACTACTCTCCACGAGAAGTAGAAGGTATGATTCAAGAAGGCATAGTAGAGATTGCTCCATTGTCATATATGCGAGGAAGAACATTTAAGAAAGCATTCATTGTAGCAGATGAAATGCAAAATGCAACTCCAAGCCAAATGAAAATGCTGTTAACTAGAATAGGTGAGAAATCATATATGGTAGTTACAGGAGATCTGCGTCAGGCAGATAGAGCATCTGACAACGGTCTTTTAGAATTTGTAAAAAAACTAGAGGGATATAGAGAAACTTCATGTATTGATATTGTTAGATTTCAAAACAGTGACATTGAAAGACACAAAGCAGTTAGTGAAGTATTAGATATTTACGGAGATTAGTCTTCGTCGCCAGGAAGATCTGTGTCGTGTGAATCAACAACATAGGTTTTCTTGGCGTGTTGCCACTTAGACCAACCGTTGAATGTAATCTTGTTAGTTTGAATTATAGCATTATGCCTATCGACGGCAGTTTTGCTTAATGCACTTGTACGTGCAGTTACTTTTTCACGTTTAATAGGTATCACTTGTACTAGTGGTTCACCTAATTTAATTCTTGTAATTTTCTTTTCAAGTAACATTATATTAATAGGACTAATCAAAGCACCTAAGTCATGATCGATCATACCTGGTATAGCTTCATAGTTTCTACCTTCAAAGAAAAACATAGGCAAATACAATAAACTCCAGTCCTTAGGTTGCCATATCTTCCAAGGGCAGTCTAATTTTACTGCTGACTTAACACCAAACTTTTGCATAACAGAACTTACTTCATTGTGTACTTGATCTGCTGGGTGAAATGCACTATTGTATTCAGGATCAGAATATCTAGTTTCAACCATCTGCCCATCTTCGCTTGGGATAATTTCTATATCGCACCAAGCAGGAATAACAAAGCCTGTTTTCATATAGTCGCCTATACCCGGACAAGCCTTTACAGTTTGATCGCTGTCTATTTTGTGTTGTTTCTTATCAGTAAATGTAGGCATTTGTTTCCAAGGGCCTGGCATAAATTCTGAAGCAGGTCTAATGGGTGCATATTTACGTACAGCCCAATTCTCTGTTTCAAAATTTACTACTGGTTTTTGTTTTTTACTAAACATCTATATTTTTCATTAATGGAAATATTTCTGCTATAACTTTGGCACAGGCATGAGCTATTTCCATGTGTTCTTTTTGTGTACCATTGGCACCACGTAGCTCAATATAGTGTACCCAACTTCTTAAAGTACCATTCATATATAATTTAGTCTTAGTCAAGCCTTCAGGTAGTACGACTCTGGCTTGTTCCTTGGCAATACCTTTGCTAATTGCCCAATCATATGCTTCTTTGGACGTTTTGATTACTTCTTTTTGCATATGACCCCAATCCATTTCTAATTGTTGATCATAAACTTCAATTGAGTTTTGCCTATTTTTTGTATCTTGCAGTCTAGGTTCTCTATATGTAAATGCTTCTTCCATGTCCTGCGGATTTGCATAACGTTGACTAAACTCTTGGAAACTAAAACTTCTATGTCTAACAATCTGATGTGCAATATCTCTTGTAGTTTCTATTTCTAAACAAGCACTTACCATTTCTAATGGTGACCAATGCTTATGTTTTACTAGATACTTGATTAATTTTTCACTAGTTTCCTTATTCATTTGATTGCTAGGATTACTTACCCTAGCACAGTAGGCAATTAGTTCTTGCAAGTCGCTTAAATCAGTATTGTCAGGCGCCTTGCTATAAGAGATTAACTTAACTTGCATTTTATTATCCTGTTCTATAAATGATATGTACACCGAATGGTGATACTATAGGGTGTGGCCCCATTTCGCCTTTAGGAATGCTTTGACAAGCAGTTGAAAATTCTACAACCATTTCTTCAGGTTCAAACCAACCTAGATCTCCACCTGATCTCTTGCCACTTGGACAAGCACTATTTTCTTTTGCGGCGATCTCAAAAGAATACTTGCCATCTTGAATATCTTTTTGTACACGGTTAGCTTCATTCATAGCGAAAGCAATACCTCTGCTATGCGTACTGTTTGTCGCACCGGCATAAGAAAAAAGTATATGTGAAGCTCTCATTTTCATAATTAATCTCCCTTACCTGGTTCTTCGGACATAGTAACATCTACGACCGGAATCTTATCAGCCAACACATCTTCATCTCTTTTCTGTGTTATTTGTGGCCATATATTACTATATTTACTATTCCATTCCATCCATGTGCCATCATCTGAGCCTTGTTCTATAATAGCATCTACAGGACACTCTGGTACGCAAACACCACAGTCAATACATTCATCTGGATTAATTACGAGCATATTTTTACCTTCGTAAAAACAGTCCACTGGACAAACTTCAACGCAATCCATGTGTTTACAATTTACACATTTATCATTTACTAGGTACGTCATGTTACACTATCCAGTTATATATACCCCTCAAAGCTAGTAACAAATAAAACAACTCCATTAATGCACGAGGAAGGTCTTTGTCTTTTATACCCATATATATCCAAATTGAACATGAAAAGGTTGCAATTAACCAACCTACCCATTGTACACTAGGATCACCTCCACTTAAAATGAAGGCACCTACCATTGCTAGTACGAACCCTAACCATCTCCAACCATCAATCTTATGATAGTATCTAATCTTCAGTGTGTGCCTCCTGTATCCATGTGGTTAAGATATATTTGTTTGTATTTCCAATTGGCGGATTACCTCTGTGTGTATGAGACCAATCAGCTGGCCATAGTAGTATTCTATTTTTCTTTGGTGCAAATCTTTTATTTTGATATAAGAATTCTGTTTCACCTGCTTCGTCGATATCATTTAAGTACATTTGTGCTACAACTCGTCTATCGTTGTTAGTACCACCTGTTTCGTAATGCCAATCATGAAATCCACCGCCTGGTTTAATACGTTTCATTTTTAGTCCGTCAGCACTCATACGTGTATTTTTTAATATACTAAATTTATTTGTATATATAGGCCAAATAGTTTCCCATAGTACTCTGTAAAACTCTTGTAAAAATACTCCACGAACTTGATGTATTATATGCGGTTCAATAAACTGTACTTCGTCCATATCTCGTTCATGGCCTGGAACAAAGTCTTTAGTAGATTGTATAAAGCCTGTTTTATCTAGGTCTTCAAAATATTTTATAATATCTGTACAATAATTTTCAGGAAGAACATTATCAAAAATGCCTACAAACCCGTCGAACTTGTTATCCATTTATAACCTTGCTAGTTTAATTAATGTCGCCGCTAAATTTATTTCAGGATCTACGACTAGTGTGTGATCTACTAGTCCTTGTTTGATTATGATAACTGCTTTGTCCTGTTGTTCTTCATTACCAAACAATTCAATGTTATCATATAGCCATCTGTAAACTTCTTCCATCTCTTCTGCTCTAGCACTTGCACAAACAAGTTTACGAGCTTCACTGATCTTACCTGCTTTAAACAGTTCGACCATTTCAAGTTTCCAGTCAGCTTCATTCTTATCGCTTTCATTGGGTGCAAGTAGTTTACCATCTTGCGAATTCATTTGTACTGTATTAATACATTTACGTAAATCAGGATAACTTGCTTTTACGTATGTGTCTAGTGTATCCAAGTCTGGAGTAACACCTTCTGCAATAAGTATCTCTGCCACCCTTGCAGTAAACTCATTCATGTCTACTTTAGCAATATGAAAACCTTGACAACGACTGTGCAAAGCAGGGATAATACGGTTGGGGTAATTGCAAGTAAGAATAAACCTTGAAGTGGTGTGATATTCTTCCATAACTCCACGTAACGCCGCCTGAGCATTAGGGGATAAGTAATCAGCTTCATCAAGTAGTACAACTTTAAATGCTCCAAATGGAATCATCTGTACAAAGTTAACAATTTTATCTCTTACATCATCAACACTATTTGTACGAGATGCGTTTATCTCTAATACATCTAAATCATTAATTTCTAATTCGTTGAACAATAATTTTGCAAGTGTAGTCTTACCTATACCTGCATTACCGCTGAACAATAAATGTGGAATAGTTTGTTCCTTGATCCACTGTTTAACCTGTGCTTTCTGATGTTCATCTCTAAACACATAACCGTCAACAGTCTTAGGACGATATTTTTCTACCCATAATTCTTTCATCCACTAAACCTTTCAATTATTGCAATCACTGTGTGATAGCCGAAATATAAAAATACCATAGTAACACAGAACTTCAAGAACTTGTTCATTCCGTCATCTGACATTACTTCCCAATGTGGTCTTGTATCTTTTCTATTAAATATTTTCATCTGCCTAAAAACCTCTTTGCCGCATCAATTGGATTACGTAGTCCTTCATATGTCTTATCAATAAAGCCTATATGTTTAGTTAGTTTAGCATCAAGCTGGTCAATGCTATCCTGAAGTTTATCAATTTTTTTATTCAATTTCTTGATCTGCTCAAGAACTAATACATCACTTGCGTCCATCAATTATCCTTTGTCTTAAATTACTACTACTAAATGAATGCTGTCTTTTATTATAGTATATTTCTATACCTTTGTCAACACAAATCTGCTTTCCAGTGAAGTCTTTGGTTTTATATTCTTCACCAATAAATCTTTTATCAATATTATAAGTTAAAAGTATATCCTCAAGATCTTTTTCCGTTTCGTATGGAATGATCTCGTCAACATATTTGCAACCTGCTAGTTGAACATAACGTTCGAATACACTTTGGATTGGTTTGTTTTTTTCGGGTCTATCAATTGAAGGATCTGATTGCAATCCTACTATCATGTGATTACAATTACCACTAGCTTCTTTAAGCATGGCAACGTGTCCTGTATGAAATAAGTCAAATGTGCTAAAGGTTATCCCTACAGTCATCTCTACTCCCTAGGCCATTTAAATTCGTCTGGATTATTTTTTTTCCACTCTCTATCTTTGTATTTTGTATATGCTATATTGTATCCAATACCTAATACAATTATTAATGTTATTAATAAAAATAAATCTAATATCATTTTTTTGCACCACGTTCTTGTCCAATGCCCATTAAAATTAAAATGACATATAAGATTGGCCAAGCCCATCCGTGCAAATAACCAAGTACGTGTAGAACCATTAGTGTTATACCTGTAGCACCAGTTGTACCAATACCTTGTAGTTCTGTTGTTGGAAGTTTCATATAATCTCCTAATTGTTTATTATTATACAATAAAGATTAATAAAAGTCAAGCATATAATCCGGAAAAAAGAAACGAAACGGAAAATCTTGGAGTAATCTTATTTGGTTGTAATTCTTTATGTACAGTTCGAGCTGGAAAGGTTACTACTCTACCTGGTTTGAAATCAACCTTTTCAAAAACAGTTTTTCCATCTCTATGATAAAATTCCATTCCACTATCACCTTGTAGCATATAATAAAATACCCAATTTGACTTTGCGGAATAAACCATTTTGCCTGAGCCGTCAGTATCGTATGGTTCGTCCATAGCAACCATATCGGGATAATGTCCTTCTGTTGCCATGTTTGTTTGTACGTTTAGTAAACTTAAAAATCCTGCCTTACCAAATAAAGGAATCTTTGCTTTTATTTCGTCACGTCTATAATTAAATGCACACCATAGAGCTTTAAGTTCCCAAGGTAAATCATTTAAGTTATGCCAAGTTTGTGCAAATCCTTTTTGTCCGAATGTAATTGGTTGATGAGGTAGTGTTGCTTCACATTGTTCACGTAACCAATCAGGAACTATATCGTCCATTACTATAATATTATTTGACAATTTTCTCTTGCTCCTTTTTGAATATAGGCATAATAACTCCTCTGTCTCTAGCGAACTTACTAGATTTACCACTAAAAATATATCCTATTGTTACTCTTGGACTTACTTCTTTTGGTGGTAATCCTTGGTGTATAAATTTACTAGGAAATACAATGCATCTTCCTTCACCATATTCAACACTATGCCATCTATAACTGTCCATCTCTCCTTCATGATTACTAAAGTCATCTTCATACCAAGTTTCATCTTTGGTACGCATACCTTGATTAGCTTTTGCACGTTCTTTGGTCTTACGTAATTCTTCTTCAACTTGTTCTTGCGTAGCTTCTCCTCTAGTTGCCATATCAGATAGTTCTGCAATACGTGGATTTATATGTTCCGGATTATTACTCCAGAAGTCCATGCCACTATCACCTGTAACTGAATAAACCATTGTGTATGCTTCTGTACCATCGTGTACATCTACATGGAGACCACCTATGTGATCTTTTGTTGTTAAATTTATTTGAATTTGATTAAGCTGTATGTCGCCAACGTCATCACCAATTAGATGTTTCTTTTCTTCAAATGCCATCCAGATGGCTTGTAACACCCAGGGTGCTTTTTCTATTTCTTCGTGTTTCCATTGATCGCTAAAGAACTGATAACCTTGTGATGGTCCTAGTCCTCTGTGTCCCCATTTAAGTGGGAGGAAGGGTACAGTTTCTACTGCTTTACGATGTAACCATTTTGGTACAACGTTATCTAATACTTTGATTTTTTCTAGTTCCAGATCCATGACAGTATTTAATCTGCCAATCTTTTATAGGTCACCTTCTTGGCGGTTTTCACTGTAGTGTACATCAAATTCTCCACCTGGATATCTAGCTTTTAGTTTATTGACGTTTTCTTCTATTACTTCGTTAGGGTCCAAACCAAGAGCACGGCAAGAACTAATCCAATACCACATAATGTCACCAAGTTCTCGTTTACAATGAAATACAGTCTCATCATTAAGAGGTTTGCCTTGGAAGATACATTTTTTAATAATTTCATTAAACTCTCCTGTTTCTGATGATAACCCAATGCCACCAGTTAGCAATAAGGACATATTCACTTTAGGGTTTTTCGCTTCAAGCTCTTTAGTTGCATAAAACATCTCTGACAACTGATTGCTTTCTTTACTTGTTACTTCTTGTACAAATTGCTTGTACTTGTTTAGATCTACTTTAGGCAAGATAGTGTCCTTTCTATTCTTCCTTAACAAAACTGCTAGGATCGATTGATGGTTGAGATAAGTCTGTTGTGTGTCCGATACCGTCATCGTCTGGCATCTCTTTGCTATAAAGCAAAATATCTTTATTGTCTATAAGCCTTACTTCTATATCACCTAAGTCTGGCTCATCAAGTTTTATCCCTCTACTCCAACGACCATGTTCTACGTAGATCCAATCACCTACTTCATACTCGTCTTTGTTGTTTGGACCTTTTGCATACACTTTACACCAACGTGAGCGAATGCCTCTTTCTAGTCCGTCATCAGATGTAATAATAATTCCACCTTTAGTAGTTCTTTCACCAAAGTTCATGCCATAAGCTAGAACACGATCTTTGATAGGACGCAACTTGCCCTTCATAGTAGGTTTGAGCTTAGGCCCAGCACCTAATGATGAAGTATCCATATTCCTATTTTCCTTTTTTTACAAAATTACCATCGGCATCTTCAACCCACTCAGTACCTGTATCTACTGCTTCTTGGTCAATCTCTGCCATCTCATCTTCTATTGCTGACTTCTTTGATGAAGCCTTTTTTGCAGGTGCAACTTTTTCTTCAGCAACTTTTTCTTGTGCAACTGAAGTTTCTTCGTCAGCACTTACAACACCTTGTCCTGGAATTTCATCCGGAACAGCTTGAGGATGATCTCTATAGTACTCTGCTAAAACATCTTCGCGTTTTTTAATAATCTTACCACCTGGGCCTAATTCATCACCACGTGCATTTACACGAGCATTTCCTACAGCCGGAGTAAGTTCATTTCTTTGTCTAAGCAAATCCATGTCAATAGCTTTGCCTTGCATGGTTTTATATTGCTTACGACCGCTTTGTTTTACTGCCATAACGTTTCTCCTATTATATACGTATTTATCTAAGGAACTCACGCCAGTCTAGTCCAAACTGGATTGAGTTGATCTTATGTATTCCAATTAAGAATAGCACATAACTAGCCGTACTACTGCCACGTCCTACTCCCCATACAATTTTGTTCTCACGCATATAGTTTACCAAATATACCATATAACGTAATAAATTGAGCATATCTCTTTTTTCAAATTCTCTAAATTCTTCTTCTACTCTTTGGATTTCTTCTGGAGTTTTACATTTACCAATTACATAATTGGCAACATCCATCTCCTTATATTCATCAGGCATAAACCATTCACTTTGACATACACCATCAAATGTATTTTTATCAACATCTAACGGAACGTATTTCTTTAATGTATCTATACCATTTTCTTTTGCGTGTTGATTGAACTTTTCTATGTCATCACTTGGATCACACAGTACCACATGACACTTATCAATATGTCCTGTATAGATCATATCGAGTAAGTCCTTATTAGAGAATCGTGGTATACCTAGTTCGTCAGTTTTCATCAGCATTATTATATTTTACTCGATGTTGATTAATTTGTCAAGATCTGAATTGGATCCGTTTAACCGTTTTTTCTCTATACGGGTATGACGCTCCAACTTATACATATCGAGTAGTAAGTTTATTTGCCCTTTGGCATCTGGGTTTCTTGTTTGAAAAAATTTCTTTGTAAGTAGAACAATCTTTTCGTCTAATTGTTCATCTGAGAGATTAGCAGTATCTTCGCCTAACGGATGATCCATAATTTAATCCTGTGTTATTAACTAAAGACGCCAACGTACTCAGCAAATACAGTAGTTCCACCATCAGCAGTCCAAAAGTCTAATACCATTGGGTTGACATTTGAACTTACTACACAAGGACTTGGAAAGCCTGGACCATATTTAATTGTTCCACCACCTGATGTTGCCCAAGTTACTGTTCTTGCAGTACTGTCACCTAGTGTGTCTAACAACACTAGTCTAATCTTACCTACTTTGTTGTTTGTTGGCCAATCAGCAAATGTAAGTGTAATTGAATTACCAATAGTAAATGTTTGATAGTTACCATTTGTAAATGATACGTTTTGTGGACTTGTTACAGTTCCACCTGGATATACTTTTTCAGTGTTAGCTATTAAGTTTGCTCCGCTAACGTCATTACCTAGAAAGTTGTTTGCGGCATTTAACTTTGCAGTATCAGTCTGTAGTGCTTCTATTTCACTTTTGGCCGCTGTAAAGTTGTTCTTAATAGTGTTGAAATTATTTCTGAATCCTTGCGAGTCATTATCCTGACCTGCTATAGGAAATGTTGCGTCAACACCTGTAGTACTAATATTACTTGCCATTTTTGTTCCTCTCTAGTGTATATATTTATCCACGTTAAACATTAAAGCTATAATTCCCGAAAGGAATATATTGCTCGTTGCTGTTTCCTGTTGTATTATCTATGATATATCTGTCAATTTCGAAGTCTAATTGACGGAAATCAAACCCGTTATTCTGTATATTTAATAGTATTTGGGCACTTGTACCTGGCTTACAATAGCATAGCGGTATAGCAGTTACATAGCCTAATTCTTCAACTGAATTGGTCTGTGCAGTTGACATCCATAAAGGCAAGAAGTTCTGTTCTGTAGTACCTACTTTGCTTAAATTATCACGCATATTTGTTATGTTGCTAATGTATCTACTTTGATCATTTGGATCACTTACGTTTACCGCAGTACTTGAAACTTTAATAGGTGTACCATCTGGTCTAAATCTAAACGGATCACTAGAAGTAGTTGCAATTTGCCCAGCAGTTAGAGTAGTACCAGTTCTAGTAGTAACCTGTATAATACCATTAGCATCAACAATTATGCTACCACCGTTTCTAGCTAAAATAGAAAGATCATTTCCGAACGCCCTAACTATAACATTTCTACCAATGGAGTTAACAATAGTAAATACTGCCAACCCTGCACCTTCCTTAGATGCATCATCTCTTGTTTCATATTCTACACTATCAACAGTAATTTTTCTATTACTTCTAATAGTATCCTTTGTTCTAACTTTTAATGTACCACTGTTTATATCACTTGGGTCAATTACTTCAACGTAAACTACTTCATATATAGTTGTGTTGGTTCCTGACTTCTTAGCAACGGCTGTTTTGATTTCGCCCATTTTAAATCTTTTTCTTTTATGGTTAAGTCTAGTTGCCGCAATATAGTTTCTTATCTCTTTTGTTTCCAATCCAGAATATACAAGCATCTTAACTTCTTTTTGTAAACCAAATTCTGCGTCATTTGGTCTATAAATTGATGAGGGTGTAAACACGTTAGGGTCACCAATGAAGTTGCTGTATGCAGACCTCTGTGTAGCTTTAAGAAGGGGTTTTACGTAGAGGTTACTATACGTTACGTTGTCTGGATCACTTACAATTATATTAAATTCTCTAGTGGTTGCACTAAATCCAAATCTATCTCTAGCTCTTACAGTGAAATTGAATTTTCTATCAATACTTGTAGTACCACCGTCCAAACTAAAATCATTTGCATCTATAGTTGTCAATCCTAAATTGGTTCCTTCAGCAAATTGTCTAACCTTACCAACTATTTCACCGTTATGGTTGAGTTTTAATCCTGGTGGTAAAGTACCTGTTGTCACGTCATACAATAATGCTGTGTCAGTTACTGTTGTTGTGGCACTAACAGCAAACGTACTAATAAAGTTTGCATTGATGCTACCAAGTGCCGCCGCAGTATTCCAAGTTATTGTGCTTTCAACTTCACCTAATATTTTTACTGTAAATGTTTTTTCTTTTTCAGCATACAAACTTTGATCTATAAACCTCTGTGCTGAAACTGTAAATTTATATTCTTTGGTTACCGCAGGCATATAAGGAACACGGCCAGCAATTTCACCTGTTGTTACATCTAGTGACATACCTGGTGGTATTGTACTTGTTGAGTTATCTGGATTAGTTGATTTTAGTAAGTACCTTAATTCTCCTACAAGTGAATTAGGATCAAACACATCTAAGAAAATTGTTACATAATTGTTTGCTCTTTTGAAACCTAAATCCGCAGGTGTTAACCACATAGGTGTTCTAATGAATGTATTGTCCGCAGTAAATATGCCTGTACCTATTTGCATGATAGTATTATCTGCACGTAGGAAATCATCACCTACTAAAAATATTTGAAACTTTCTTTTTGTTATAGTATCGCCATCACTGACGCTTACAGTAAACTCATATGTTCTGTTTAACTTTTTAGGACTTTGTGTTGGAATAGCATAATCATATCCCTGTGTATCATAATAATAACTTTCAAAACCGTTTGCACTTCTCATACCAAAATCAAAAGCATATGAATCATATTGTGCAGAGTCGTAAAATCCATTACCAGCTCTTTCATCTAGTGCTAATATAGGATCTACTATACCTACTAGTTTACCATCTGTGGTAAGCGTTATTCCAGGTGGTAGCGTTCCGTCCTGATCTGCAATATAATATTCTAAAGTTTGTCCTGTTGGTAAATCTGCATCTATGGCTGAAAGTTGAAAGTCTACAACACTACTATCTAAAATATAAAAACTATTATTAGGTCCTAATGGTAGTTTACCTTCTGCTGTTGTCCAAACAGGAATGTCTGGTCCTTGTACTTCTATTTTTAGTGTTCTATCTCTAACACCATCATTGTTCTTTGCTCTTAAAACAAACTCGTACTCTGTATCTCTAGATACTTCAAATGGTGTACCAACAACTTTGTTATCCACTAAACGCATACCTGGTGGAAGTTCGCCACTTATAAGTGTTATTACATCTGTGTTTAAATTAATGTCTGTTACTGAACCTTGTTCTAAAAATATATTTGGAGCAGATTCCTGTGTGTAACCTAAAAACAAACCAATGATGTTTTTCATATAATCTTCTACACCATGTCCTGCTGGTGTTTTATAATGTGTAACCTGTCCTGCAAGATATGAGTAATAATATACACCAGTTACACCGTAATATATTCCTCCTACGTCTGGAATTATTGCTCCTGTGTATCCTTGTGACTTTGCTACTTCATAAACACTTTGTTGAGCCTCTAAGAAGCTGTAACCAAATGAATGTGAACCACCTGCATAAGGAATAGTTGCATCTGCTGTTCCATGTATGTTTAAAAACTTTCTAGGCTTGTAAGGTGTTTTTGCAGTATTGTATTCTGCTGTTGTAATTCCAGTTTCACCTGATGGAATATAAAATGTATCATTTCTAAACATAGGGTCAAAGAACTGTGTACCTATTGTACAGATAACATCTACTGCTGTGTCATCTATTTGTACGTATGCTCTGTTAGCCAATGCCGCACCATTACTAAAACCAACTAGTCTTATTTTAGTGTTATCTACATTACTAAACAATTTTAGTTGTGTAATTAAATCTTGTAAAAATTCTATATCTGGTGCTTTTGTATTTTCGTGTGCAACGTTCCATTCATTGTTGTAACCAGTTGGAGCAACAAGAATATGATCACCTAAATAATTTTGCCAACTACCTATTTCATTAGTACCATTGCCGCCAGCACCGTGCAATAATATAGCAACAGGAATTCGTTTATTATTAAGTGCAGTAATTGTAGGGATTCTGATTGCTATAGGATAAGTGTAAGTAACTTGATTACCACCCTGTGTCCATGTTTTTTCTATGTTTATTACAGTTGTATTTGAAATTCTACTTTGTGCAGGAAAACTGATTTCTGTAGTACCAGGGTCAAATCCTGTTCCGCTAGATGAACCTGGAGCAATAGGTAAAGTAATAGAAGTCGTAACCCTCTCTTGTAGAGTTGCTAACTTATATCCTGAATTTTGTGTCCACTGTGGTACTGCCATATCAAATCCTTAAACTTTACAGTATTTATCGGAATTGATGGCTATTAAAATGCTCTTTGTTGTTTTGTGCTAGGCCCAACAATGTATGGATATACGGGCTGTAAACTAGAATCTACAGTAACATGGTAACAATATGTACCATTTACATACTCAGGTGTTTTTTCAAATCTACCATTGTATTCATCTAATAATCCTGTACCTATTTGATACTCATGATCGTTAATAAATGTACCTGCTGTTTTGGCACCATACAAGTATCCTCTACCTGTTGGTTCTGTTGAAAAGTACTGATAAGAGCTTGTCATTCTAACTACTACTGAACTTGGATCGTTGTAGTCTGAATAGCCATAAGGTCCGTAAATAGGATAACCATCGAAACAGTATCCTAAAATTTTACTGTGTCCATCTGCGTGTCTAAAGTGATCACCGCCAAAGTTAGTTCCTGTGTAGTATGTTGCGGCCGGTGAAGCACTAGTTACCATTGATGTACTCCAACCTGCTGTTGACTCTGATGAACCCGTTGGTAAGTTTAAAAATTGTCCTGACATATAGTGATACTGACCATTTGTTTCTGGCCAACCACCTGCATCGTCTCCGCCGTAGTTTGTTCTAAATTGTACAGCATTGTATTCAAAACCTGTTCCTGGTGCATCTGATGTTGGATCCAATCCTGGAGGAACTTGTCCTACGCCTGCACTTGGACTAAAGAAAACAACACCGTTATTAAAAATACCTAATGGAGTAAGTGATGTAACTAACTGCGGATTACTTGTATTTTCTCCACCTCTATAAGTAAATGAATAATTATAAGATTGTGCAGATACAACGTTAGCACTTGGTGAAAAAGCATTTTGTCCGAATGGCTTTCCAAATGCCGCCGGATTAGGTAAACCGTTTGATGTAATTGTTAGTGTTGCCATTTTTTATCCTTAACTTAAAACCCCTGCATCAAAGTTTCTAGCATCTGGTGTTAGTATTGCTCCAAAGTCTATATCAGTTTCGTATATTAACCAATCTGATAAGCCTCTAACATCATTACTTAAACTTCCAAAGTCAAACCCTGCTGTATTAGGTTCAATGTTTCTAATATCAACTCCATGTACCAAACCAGTTACATTACCAGTTAAAGCACCGCTGAAGTTACTTGCTGTAAGTGTATTTACGTTTGAAATATCATTTCCACCAGCATTTAGATTTCCACCTAGTTCTGGAGTAGTATCTGACTTGACTTCAGCCTGTGAAGCTATTGTTAATACATTTCCACTTACACTTGTATTAGCACCTGCACCACCAAATATATTAAGTGTGCCTCCGTCTGCTAATTGCATACTACCACTATCGGAAACAACGTTTAATTGTTGTAAACCACCTGTAGCATTAATCGTAATTCCTGTTGTAGAACTAGTTAGTGTTACATTTGAACCTTGTACTAGTTTCTTTAATTGTAGTTGAGAACCGACTTTTTGTGCAAAAACACCTTCACCAGCATTACCTAAATTTGTAACAGTTGTTGATTCTGGAGAACGTAAATCTAAATCATCAAAGTTTTGATTAACCTTAATAAACGCTTCACGCAGATCATCACCTGTACCGTCGTTTGCTAGTGTTCCTATGTTAATTGTTTGTACTGCCATTTTCTCTTCCTATACTATATTTATCTATTGATCGTTCCCGCTAGTACCTCTAAATTTAATAGGATTTGGACTGCTGTAAGGCCAGTGTGCTACCCTATTAGGAGCACCATATAAACGTGGATAGCTGTTGCTGTAACTGAAGCTTTCTGCTGTACCACTGTCATATGCTGTTGCGTCAGAATTATTTTTTAAAAAGTCTTTGAATTGTTGTGCAGTACCACCTGGATTTGCTTGTAACCATAATGCACCCATTCCTGTTATTTGTGGAGCCGCCATACTAGTTCCACCTATCTTAGCCATGTAGTGTGTTGAACTTCCTGGATAAAGTTGTTTAGTTCCGTATATGCTTGTTTGACTAGTTGCACTAGAAATATCATCACCAGCGGCAATAACATCTATTCTTGGTCCACGTTCACTGTCAACTCTTACTTTCTCATCACTACCATACTGTGCTGAATCCATGTTTGCAACAAATATTGTACCTGTGCTATGCGGTGAGCTCGGCCTGTTATAATACACAGGTTGTCCTGCGGCAACACCTTGTCCTGTATGGTATTGGTCTATTGTGTAATAGCTGTTATAAATGTCACTGCCGTATTCACCTGATCCTGCTACTCCATATGCACATGGATGATATCCGTTGCCTGCCGCCTTAACACAGATAATACCTGCATCAGTTAACATTTCTTGTTCTGTGTCTGCAAAACTATTTTGTGTAGGATGTCTTGTACCAGTCATTCCATAGTTTACAAATGCACTTGAAAAATTTGCTGGTGTAATATTTTGATCTACACCTTTGAAATAAATTGATTGTAATTCTGCACCAGCATTGTTGCTGTAGTACCAACTGTATCCCCAACTTTGATTAACAATGGTAGGACGTCTAAATCCTGTGTTAGGATCAATAGGCTTTTTTAAATGCCATTCTCTAATTACATCATATATATCGTTCATTGACATGGCCGCTGTTCCACCACCAAATAATCTTACTGAAAATAATTGTGCATTCTTGGCCCAACCGTATGTCTTACCTGCGGCAATACCACAG